GTCCCACGCCAAACAGGTTCGGGTGTCCTACAACACGCCTACGTCCTGTGCTCCCGAAGGAGGAGTGCACCTCTCTTTAACTTCTGAGGCCGCGGATTTTAAGCCGCCTCACCACGTGACTCCCACTAGTCAATCAACACAATGGCCCTACTCGGTGATATAAGGAGCAGCCCCCCGAGCATTACTGCCCGAAACCTGCACGCTCCCCTTTAACCACAGCAGCGGTACCCCGATCTCCCGCCCAATAACGGCTGCACTGAAACTCAAGTGCTTCAAGGTCGTGTCTCAACCGGCCGGGCTAAGGATTATAAGTATCGGGGCTCCTTTCAGGTAACACCGCAAAGGCGTCATGACATCCTTGTGGACATCACGTGTCCGTTCACTCCTTCTTCGGGTCGACGAGGTCCTGCTTCGAAAAGCAGGACGCGACACCCACCGCGCCACCGTTCTCCGCACCGTAAGGAGGCGGAACGTCCCACTCACCGTAAGGCTGGTCAGAAACCAGTCTCACAGCAAGCGCCGAAGTCCGCACACCGACTTCCCTCGTTTCAAGGAAACGGTTCTTCAAACCGTTCCAACCCGACAACCTCCTCCCAGACCAGAAACAACCCGATTCTCGGACGAAAATCGGGCCGCAAACTGGCTGGGTCCGGCGGACGCGAGAGAGAGCGAGACAGTACTGTAAAGCAGCACTAACTCGACACTCACGGTAACTCAAGGAATACTTCCAAGAGACCACCTCACGCGCGCCGACCTCCCTCACCTCCTCCGTCAGCTCGTCAGTAGGAACGCGGACAAAATCGTCAGACGACAAAACCACGTTATGACCTACTGGGGCAGGCGGAACCCCCACTCCCTCCTCTGCGCACAACGGCAGAGAGAAGAGAATTCCCAACCTCATCGCAAGCTTACCGCGAAACCCAAGTTCATGCAGAGTCAATTTAGTTGACCGCAAAGAACGAAGGTGAGCACGGAACCAGACAATCCCCGCTCTGAATCGGAGATTACTGGTGAAGCCTCGAAGATAGAGGGAAAACTCACGGCCAAGAGAGTTCACAAACTCAGACTGTCGGAGACGTCCGAAACGCAAAGTTGGCACAACCCGAAGGTGGCCACCAACCAAGCGAAGGAGAGTGGAGTTCAGAGAACACCACTCAACGTCAACCGAAGTCTTTGTCTGCTCGACCTCAAGCCCTAAACTCCCAACTGTCGACATCCAGACGTCACTCACACTAGGTGAGGAACAGAACAGAATGTCATCGCCGTTGATCAGACAAGGGACTCTCCTTGCCTCGCCAATGCTCATGCCAGAGGAAACCATCGCCCAAAGGAAAGCGATACGGTTCTGGATGCAGAGCAGAGGAAAGGACAAGTAAGAGCCCATCATCTGGCCAACGCGTGGAGCTCCAACCTCAGTTCGCGGCGAGCAGGGCGGACCATTCGGCGGATCCAACACAAACAAGTGTGGACGCAAAATGGCCGCGGCTCGCTCACGAACCGAGGGTGGAACTACAGTTGAAGAGCGAAGGGAAGCGTCCACGATCACCTCAGCGACCTCAATCGACAACTGGTCAGTTGCCGACTTGTAATCGCCGGAAGTGAGGACGTCACCAGGAGAGGGGGAAAAACCTGCCTTGTCGAGAGCTTCTGCGCTAACATCGCCACGAGACAACCACCTGTTTTTAGACAAGTGATTGTACATCGTCCGATGAAGAGGACGCAGGAGAAGCTCATCAGCCGAAAACTTCGTCAGAGGACGAGGCTTACCGGCCGACTGAACGACCATGAGCTGGGCCTCAGGTGGAGCACGGCCAGGACGAGAAGGACCACGAAGAGCTTCATTAATGAAACTCTCGTGATCAAACTCAGTCCCGAGTGCACCACCCTGTGACCTAGTCGACTCAATGGTGGAAGAGACAGGGGGAGAGGTTTGAAGAACCTCCGGCTCGTAGCCCAGGTCCCAGCCCTTCTTGAAAAGAAGAGCGGACTCACGAGCAACGAACCGGAGGTAGCCGGGTGGGAGTATCCGTCTGGGCTGACGGAGTCCCTCAACAAGCTTCTCAACAAGAGGTCGATTCATGCACTCGCAGGAGGCAGGAAACAACTTCTTGATTGACTGCCAAGCCATGACCTCCTCAGGTCGCTGGCTTGGACAAGAGCCCAGAAGCTTCTTTGCCGCACCCACCAGGTCAGAGCAAGTCTGACCGGGGGCCGCAGGGGGAAAGTCGGGGGCAGGACGTCCGAAGACGTACCCCCAATCACGAACGGCACGGCCTACACAGGAGTGTAGGCTGGCCCGGAAAGCGCGACAGGGTCGCGGGGTGCACGGCGAGCTAACTGGTCCCTGAGGGCCAGAGGCAACCGTGCGCCGCCTAACCATTGCTGTAACTCTTTGAGGAGTTGTAGT